TGAAACCTTGGCATATATGAAAAGCCTTTAGACTTTATATCAAATAAACCACCGATGTTAAACGCGGCTTTGTTTCCCGTGTGATAACATTGAACGCGGTGTGTATGTCCAAACATAACTGAGTGTTGTGTTTTATCTAAGTGCGCCTTAGCTGCATGAATTGAAGTGTAAACGCCGTGAACTATGTCTAAGTGTTTGCCTAACGTGAAATAATCGCTTTGCCAATCTGTTTTAACATCCCATCCGCGTTCATGAAGATATAGCGCCTCGCATGGGTTAATCAATGCGCCGCCGTATTTTGCATTGTCCTTTTCTTTTATGTGCCTAAAGTATCGGTCTTCATGGTTGCCAAATAAGAAATATTTTTTAGCACCTTTGAACGCGCTGTTAATATCATCAATACCCTGCAATCCATCAATATATTCATCTTGCAATGTAAGGCCCGATAAGTTAGCTAATGATTCGGCGTTATAGCTTCCTAAAGTATAAAGGTCTAAATAATCGCCTGCTAAAACAAAACCATGCAAAGTTGTTCCCATTTCACTAATAAGCCTTAATAGCTTTTGCCATAGTATCTGATTGTGAAACGGCCGATGCACATCTGAAATTACTAACCAGCGCTGCAAACTTTTGTTTTGTCGGCGCTTTTCATTTATTAGGTTTTTCCAATATTCTACTTCTTCATTAGAATGTACTTTAATTTTAGGGCGATAAATCATAGGGTTATAATTTAATATCTTGACAAAATGTATTGAGTAGGTATCTCAAATTGTCTAATAAGTCAGCCTGTCGTTCTTCACCTTTGCCTTTAATGATTCTGCGGCTGTTATCGGATTTAATACGCAAACAGTCCATACGCAAGCCCTGGCATTTATCTTCATAAATCTGAAAGTCGGGGCACATGCTTATAATTGTATTTGTTTGCACGTAACTTTCAGCGTGCAGGGGATTAGCTTTAGGTACTACAAAGAACCGCGCGGGTAACTGCAGTTCTTCCTGTATAATTTCGTAGTAGGTTTTAGAAACGCGCTGCCTACCATCGGACCTATCACCACTTGCATCGCCTGTAATCAATAGCGGAATAGTGCAGGGATAAATAGCAGTATCAGACCAACGCCCGATTTTCTTATTTGTTTCGGCAAAAATCCATTCCCTAAACGCCTGGCATGTATCATAGATTGATGCTTCACCGCGTTCTTCACTACCTATCTTAAATTCCTTTACAATATGCACGCCATAGCGATAACGTGAACGGGCCGATACATCAGGCGCTAATGTTGTTTTGCGCATAACGGCAGCTGTCATAGGAATCTTATTGAAGTCAAACGAAACGTAAATTTGTTCCGTTTCCCAATTTATTTTCTTTGATGGCTGAAATACTTTTTGTTGTATGCTTTTATCTTTTAAAACGTAAACCCATGCTTCACCTGAATAGTCAACAAATACAGATTTGTATTCCTGTTCAAACGTTAAGCGGTCAAGGTCGCGGCTTGCATCGGCTACTTCGTCAGGGTCTATATTTGGGTTATCGGTTGTTTCCATTCGAAACGTTATCCAACTATTAGAACCGTTTTCGCTTTGTGGCAAATCTATGTCATTATAACAATTCTTTTCTACATTGCCAGCCTTAGCGCCGTTTCTGCATAGTTCGTACCAATAGTTATCTTTACCCGCTGCGGTACCAATAAAAAACGCCTCACCTTTGTAGTCAGTCAAGGTAGGGCGGCTTACAGTTTTCCAATGGTATTCTAATATATGGCTGGGTATCTTTTGTGTTTCTTCATAGATAACGCGGTGATATTTACGCCCGCGCCCTTTGTCCTTTCGCCCTTCATCTCCGATAGACCAGACTTCCAAAACACCGCCGTTAAGAAACTGCATTATCTTTGAAGTTTCATCTTTATGCTTAATGATTCCGCCTTCTGATATAGTTTTGTAAGTATCTACAATCTTATTCCAGCTTTGCGCAAAGTCCTTAAAGTCATCTACAAAGATACCAACAAACTTACCTTCAAACACGGCAGGGCTTATAAGCGGTAAGGCAACCGATGTTATAAGTTCAGTTTTGCCGAACCTACGCGCGCAAACAATACAGTTAAACCTGCGCTTATTATCTAATATTCGTTTTTGCCCTGTGTGCGGCTTAAACAGTTGTATGTTTATGTTGCGCGGCACTATTTAGCTTCAGGTGGATACTGAATATTTATGTTAATGTTTTTGTCGTCTTGCGCTTCGCCCTTCGGTTCTACTATGCCATAGTTAAACCCTAACAAAAGTTTAGTAATTGCAGGATTTGATTTGCCATCTAAGCCCCTAACTACTTTGTTTGTTAGTATTTTGTGTTTCGCCCGCGCTATAAATACCGAAAATTCAGGCCTTTCGGCGTAATTCAAAAGCGTATCAGCGTCGCAATCTAAAAAATCAGCTAAGCCATAGATAGTATATGGTATTGGGTCTGGCAAATCAATTACTTCATAATAGTCACGTGTTTTTACAACTTCTTTTTTTGTACGTGATTCGCAATAATCAAAATAGGCTTCAATTTTACTTTGCAGTTCTTCGGGCGTTTTAAATAACAGTTTTCTACCTGCAATTCCTTTCATATTTTCGTTTTAAGCAACTTTTAATAAGTTTTGATATCTATACACCACTTTAATATAAAAATGCCTTAAAATGCCGTTTAAATTCGTTTTAGGACTATATCTATATTGTTATTAGTATTATTATTTATATTATTATTTATATTATTTATTATTTATATTATTATTGTTAACAGTTGTTACATTAAGTGTAACATATAAAGTATTGATAATCATAGTATGTTACATGTTTACACCTGTTACACTATATTCTACGCACATATGTATTTTTAAGTTTAACTACGCATGTGTGTATATGCGTTGTGTGTGAGAAAAACTCCGTAACGGGTGTTAACAGCGTAACAACGTTAAGAATCAAACGTTTAGGTGTTACATGCTGTGTAACCTGTGTTAACATTTCAAATAAAAAAACCGCTGCACTTGTTGAACAGCGGTTAGCGGTAAACCGCAGTTAAGGCAAAAGTAAGTATTAGTTTTCAGATTTTAAAACTTTTCGATGTGAAAATTCGATATTTGATTTTTGATAGTTTAACGGATTGCCATCTAAAAACGTCATAGTGTACTTTAAATCATGGTTTTTAAGCGGAAAAAGCAAATGATGTAATAACATGCCAGTATTGCTTATAATCCTATTTTTTTTAACATGCCATTTAAAGTTTTTGCATTTTTCGTAATCAGAATCATCGATCATAATGTAGTCAATACAAAGATTGCGTTTGAAGATTTGAAGAAGTTTCATGGGCGTATTTTTTAATAAAATCTGATTTTTTAATAATTTCACCTGCATTGTATAAACAATTAAAACCTTTATCAGGCTTTATTTCCATTTCAAAAAAAACTTCATTTTCTGTAAAATCACCTGAAAGCCCTGTTGATTCATTAGCACTTGCAGTTATCCATACAGAATTCCAATAATCAGGTGTATCAACTATTTTTTTATGAAATATAATTTTAAAATCATTAGTAAAATTTATAAATTCATTTTGTTTAAATCTAAAATAAATTAAATTACCATCATTAGTATCAATAAAAACAGGATTTTTACAAATATCAAAAAAATAAGATTTAGTTTTAAATTTTTTAGATTGTTTATATTTTATGTATTTTTCTTTTTCGATTTTTAAATAACTTAAAGTTTTAAATGTTTCAGATAAAGATTCTAAATCATAGTTAATAGATTCTTTGTAAGGTGTTTTATCAGGATATGCAACTAATTCAACTTTAAATTTGCTTGCATCTAAAACCCAAATCATTTTTTCACCATAAAATTCTTCTCTTGCTCTTATTTCTTGCGGGGTTATTGAACTATGCTGAAATTCTATAACAATACCATTATCAGTTTTAACATCAGCTATATGTTTTTCGCCTGTTTGTTCGCATTTATGTATAATTTCTCTATTTTTTTCTGGAAATTGTTTTTGCCAATTTAAATGCCATTCTGTCATAGGTTTAAACCAATTAGAACATTCATTTTTAACTTTGTGCGAAAAATGCCAAACATTTATTTCTCCTTGTTTAGCTACAACTTGACTATTGCAACATGGGCATCTTAAATCTAAATTTTCAGATTTTTTATACTCTTCTGCACTTACTTTTTTGTTATCATATAACGCGTAATTCATAACATATTTTTTAAAAAACTAAGCCCCGAAATCAATAGGGCAACCACGACCTATATCATCCAGGGCTTTAAATATCTTTTTGTTCTTTTTGTGGTTGCAGAACGTTCACAAATATAACACTTTTATTTTTCTAATTCATCATTAAACGCGGATTTTTTCAGCAAATCAGTATAATTCATGCTGCCCTTGCGGCTAACATCGCGCCCAAATATTTTGCCAAACTTTTCGGCTGCATCTTTAACGGCGTAAGTTTCGGCAGCGGGTGCAGCTTTTTGCACACCATCGGTTTTAACGGCATTCCAATCGGTTGCGCCTGCGCCTTTATCTGTTTGTATTGGTGCAGCACCTATTCCATCCTGCCACATAGCTTGGCCTGATATAGGGTTTATTACATGCAGCCTTACAGTTACTACTACTGAGTTAGCAACTATCTGTGTTGAACGTATTTCAACGTTAAAATTGCCAAAGATACGGGTTAACAGATATTCTATTTTTTCAATAGGTATATATTTGTAATCGCGAATCATTGGATGCTGAACTAACCACTTTGCAGGCGGGTCTTGGTTCAATAATACAGTTAGCGCGTTTTGCTTTAGACTGTCTTCATTTTCTACTAATAGGTCTTGAAGTGTCGGAAGTTTAGTTAGTTGTGTCATGGTTTGTTGTTATTTAACCCACGTAGGCAATGAAAGAATATGAATTTTATTATCAGTTGTATAGCCGTGAAAATTATTAGTTTCCTTGCATTTTTTAAGCGTTTCAATATCGGCTAAATATTCCTGGCGGCCGCGTTCTATTGCTTCGGGGTCAAGTTCATAAAGTTCAACATTAAACGGCGCTTCTTTTTCAACAGCTATAAATATAAACCGTTCAGCCTTTGTTAAGTCCATATAAAAAGCCGCTTGCACATGGTACCTGTAATTCCAAACAGATTTGGCAAATTCGCCGGGTGCTGAGTTAGTTGTTGTTTTAAGGTCAATGCAAACGTTATACTTTGTGTTTAAAAAATCTACTTTGCACTTCGCGTCAAGGTCTGCAATTTTACCAAATATAGGCAATTCCGCTTGGCCCTGTTCTAATAATAATGCCGCCTTCGAATGTGCTAAAACAGCGTTTCTAATATTTAGGGCTAATTCGTAATCTTTAAGCGATACAAATAATTCTTTGCCTTCTGATTCTGCCATAAAAGATTCATAAATTGCTTTACCTTCTTTTGTGCGGCGGTCGCATTCTGGCAATACGGCGTAATTATCCTGGTTAAATACAACACTATGAACTAAACTGCCTAAGTTCATGGCTGAAGTTGGCGCCTGTTTTTCACCTTCTATATAGGCTTTATAATGCGCGGGTGACTTATGTACTAAGTCTAAAAGTGATTTACTGATGTACTCAGTTTTACGGTGATACTCTTGGTTTGTCATAAATTTTAAAAATATTTTATTAAATAATAGCACAAATTTAAAAAGGTTTTTTAACTTTGCAACACAATTGAACGAAAAAATAAAAATTTATGAAAACATTTGAACAGCTATCTATTAGATGCGACATTTTAGGCATCAGTATTTCGGAACTTTGCAGGCGTGCCGATGTTGGGCGGCAAACGGTTGAATATTGGTCAAAGGTAGAACCGCAAACATTGACTATCTATTTTAAACTTATGAATGCTTTAAACCAAATCGAAAATGAACACAATACAGCTACGGCCATATCAATCGAAAAGCGTAAGCGACATAAGAGAGAGCTATAAAAGCGGTAACAAAAAAGTTCTATTTGTATTACCAACAGGCGGCGGCAAAACTGAAACGTTTATTTATATGGCATTAGAAGCAATCGGAAAAGGTAAGCGAGTTTATTTCTTAGTGCATAAAAAAAACCTTGTAAATCAGATTTCGGAACGTTGCAGGCGATACGGTTTAAAGCATGGATTTATAGCAGGCAATAGACCTAAACAGTATTATTTACCTGCGCAAGTGTGCAGCGTTCAAAGTTTAAAGAATCGGTTAAATGAAGTACCACAACCTGACTTACTTATTATTGATGAAGCACACCATGCAAACGCGGGAACATGGAAGGATATTTTAGATTTTTACGCGGATTCTGTTTATGTTTTGGGCGTTACTGCTACACCGTGGCGCGGCGATGGTCAAGGCTTAGGCGATGTGTTTTCTGATTTAGTTTTAGGCCCGTTACCTGCTGAGTTGGTTAAAATTGGTAACCTAGTGATGCCTGAATATTACAACTTCAAACCGTTGGCTGATTTTACTAAGATTAAGAAGGATAAAAACGGCGAATATAAAGCTGATGACTTGTTTAAAGAAATGGACAAACCTGCGATAACAGGAAATGCTGTTGAGGAATATAAACGATTAGCAGCGGGCGAACCTGCAATATATTCATGCGTAAATATTAAACATGCTGATAATGTAGCAGCCGCATTTAATGAAGCAGGTTTTAAAGCGGTTTCTATAAATGGAACTTTTGATGAAAATGAAGTTAAAAATATTATATCGCGGTTCGCGATTCGCGATATTCAGATTCTAACGTTTTGTGACCTTATAAGCGAAGGCACAGATATACCAGCGGTATCAGTTGTAGGAATGTTACGCCGCACTATGTCACTAAGTTTATATTTACAGATTGTAGGGCGCGGATTAAGACCGATGGAAGGCAAAGAACGCTGTTTAATACTTGACCACGTTGGCAATCAAAAACTACACGGGCATCCACTAATGACACGGGAATGGACATTAGAAGGGATGCAAAAGCGAAAACGAAAAGATACAGATGAACATATTGATAATGAATACAAAGACTGTACAGAATGCTTTAGGACTTATGAAAAAACACACGTTGCATGTCCTTACTGTGGTTTTGTTGAACCTTTAAAGGTAAGCGAAATTGAACAGGTTGCAGGCGTTGCAGTAAAAGATGAAACTACACTTGACGAACTATTGAAAGCGAAACGTACTGAGCAGGCAAAAAGCCGAACACTTGAAGACTTATGGCAGTTAAAAATTCAGCGCGGACATAAAGATAAATGGGTTTATTTTGTATTTGAAAGTAGGGTTTTAAAAGAATCGGGAACAGTTGAATACATAAATAAAAAACATGGATTGAACGCTATAAACCGCGATGACTTAAAAGCTGCTGTATTAAGAAAATGGAACGAATTTTATAAAACTAAAAAACATTGAAAATGACAAACTATTTAGAATTTTTAGAAAAGAAAATTGTGATAGCTCAGGACTATGGAACTGAGATTGACATTAAAACGCTATCACCTAAATTATTGCCACATCAACGCGATATAGTACATTGGGCTATATCAGGCGGCAGGCGTGCTATATTTGCAAGTTTTGGATTAGGTAAAACAATGATGCAACTTGAAATAGCTGTACAGGTTTCTCAAATAACTCAAAAGCCTTTTTTAATTGTTATGCCACTTGGCGTAGTAGGAGAATTTAGAGATGATTTAGAATTTTTATATCCTGAAAAATCAATAAAATATATTACTGATTCTGATATTGTTGATACTGTAAATTCTGATATAATTTATGTAACAAATTATGAACGTATTAGAAAAGGCGATGTAACAGCTGAATTATTTGGCGGCGTATCATTTGATGAAGCATCAATACTTAGAAACTTAAAAACAGAAACTACAAATTATGTTTTAAATCACTTTAGAAATGTTAATTATAGATTTGTAGCTACTGCAACTCCAACGCCAAATGATTTTATAGAGATATTAAATTATGCTGATTATCTTAGTGTAATTGACCGTGGTCATGCTTTAACAAGATTTTTCCAACGTGATAGCACAAAAGCAGGTCACTTAACTTTATATCCAAATAAAAAAGAGGAATTCTGGAAATGGGTTTCTACGTGGGCGGTTTTTATAAATAAGCCTTCAGATTTAGGGTATAATGATACTGGTTATTTATTGCCTAAATTAAATTTCATTGAAGTATTAGTGCAAAATAATACAGATGGAGAAATTTATAATAAAAAAGGAGAATTAGTAATTTTTAAAGATACTACAAAAAGTCTTATTGATGTAAGCCGCGAAAAATCAGAATCAATAAATTTAAGAATTAAAAAAGCCTACGAAATTGTAAAAAACGAATCAGATAAGAATTGGATTTTATGGCACCATTTAGAAGCTGAGCGCCAAGAATTGAATAGAACATTTAAAGAGTATAATATAAAATCTGTTTTTGGTTCACAGGATAATAGCGAAAAAGAACAGCTACTTATAGACTTTAAACATAACAAATATCAAATATTAAGCACAAAACCAAAAATAGCAGGCTCAGGATGTAATTTTCAACACAGCTGCCATAATATGATTTTTTGCGGTATTGATTATAAGTTTAATGATTTTATACAGTCTATACATAGATGTTACAGATTTAAACAAGAAAATGAAGTCAATGTCTATGCTATTTTTACTCAAAATGAACAGGATGTATTAAAAGCATTAAAAGAAAAATGGGTAAAGCATATTGAATTACAAACTGAAATGATAAACTTAGTAAGAGAATACGGATTAAACACAGATAAAATTAAAAGCGACATGAAAAGACAAATTTTTAACAACAGACGAACTGCTCAAATTGGCAACGCCACAGTATATAATGAAGATACTGTCATGATGCATAATGAAATTGAAAGTAATATTTATGATATGATATTAACTTCTATTCCATTCGGCGACCATTACGAATACTCAGATAATTATAATGACATGGGTCATAATCATGGCAATGATGAATTTTTTAAACAAATGGACTATTTAACACCTAATTTATTAAGATGTTTAAAGCCTGGTAAAATTGCAGCAATACACGTTAAAGATAGGATTCGTTATAGTTATCAGAATGGAACTAAATTTACAACAATAGATGATTTTAGCGGCAAAACGGTAGCGCATTTTCAAAAGCACGGTTTTTATTTAATTGGTAAAATTACAGTAACAACCGATGTAGTTCGAGAAAATAACCAGACTTACAGATTGGGATGGACTGAACAATGCAAAGACGCTACTAAAATGGGCGTTGGTTTGCCTGAGTATGTTTTATTATTTAGAAAAGCTCCATCTTCAATGGATAATGCTTATGCAGATGAACCATGTACAAAGACAAAAGATGAATATACCCGCGCAAACTGGCAATTAGATGCTCATGCTTATTGGAAAAGCGATGGTAATAGATTTTTAAGTTATAATGAATTAAAGCAAATGGATGTCGAAAAAATATGTAAGCATTGGAAAAAGCATGACAAATCAAATGTTTATAGTTTTCAGGAACATTTAAAAGCATGTGAAGACTTAGAAAATCAAAATAAGTTAAGTTCTTTATTTATGACTTTGCCCGTTCATAGTACGAGCGAGGATGTTTGGACAGATGTTAATAGAATGGCTACTTTAAATGCTAATCAAGCAAACAGAAAAAAAGAAAAACATATTTGCCCGCTTCAATTTGACATAGTAGTTAGGCTTTTAAATAGATTTACAATGAAAGGAGATTTAGTTTGTGACCCTTTCGGTGGTTTATTTACAACTGCTTATAAATGTTTAGAAATGGAACGTAAATGTATATCAGTTGAATTAAATCCTGAATATTACGATGATGGTTTATACTACCTTAAAAGTATTGAATATAAAATCAATGTACCTACTTTATTTGATTGTATTTAATTAACCTTACCTCCTGTGTAGTTTATGTGGCGAAAAACAAGACTTTTTTAAAAGTTCAGGTCTTAAGCGTCGTTCAATCCGATGCCACAGGAATATTTAAAACTTAACATTATGAAACAATTAACAGGATTTATTATTTTAGTAGCCGTTTTATTTGGCTGCAATAAGCCGAAACCCGAAGTTATCATTAAAACCGTTTACATAACCCGCGACACCTGCGATACTGACAGCGATTTTATAAATGCTATCGGACATATTGAAACGTTAAACACCGATAGTTTAATAGGTGATAGCGGCCGCGCTTATGGTAGGTATCAGATGCACGCGGTTTGCGTTAAAGGTTCGGGCCTTGAAGACCTACTAAATTATCAGCACAAAGATATGTTTGATTCAGTTAAATCTGAACACGTATTTTGGGCAGCTATGGGCGTTCATTGTTACACCTATGCACAAAAGTACGGTAAATATCCTAATTACCGTGAACTTGCGCGTATGTGGAATGGTGGACCCAATGGACATAAAAAACAAAGTACATTAAATTACCTTAAAAAATTTGAACAATGCCAAAGAAAAAATTAACAGATTACGAAATTCTTTTAGAAATTTACAGACGCGTTTATGCTGTTAGCGAACCGCCTGCTGATTTCGATGAACTTGTAGCAAATGCCGAAATAAACGAGCGCGGCGAAAAAGTTATAAAGTTTTTAGAATACCAATGCGAGCATGATGTAATGGAAAACATTTTGCAGGAAACAATAGCAAAGTATAAAATTAAAGGCCACAGAGCTAAAGCGTTCCAATTTAGTTTTTGGCTTGGTTGTTCACCTAAAACAAAGAAAATATGAGCGGCGGCACATTTGGCTATTCACAATATAGCATAAAAGAAATTTACGAAACAATAGAATTACATTTAGAAATTCAAGGCACAGAAACAGAATATGGTGGCGAATACCCAATTTTTGAACAACAGGTAGCAAAACATTTAGAAGATGCTTTAAAATGCTTAAAAAAGGCTTATGTTTATGCACATCGTGTTGATTGGTTTTTAGCTGGCGATGATGGTAATGAAAATTTTATTAGGCGATTAAATGAAGAACTAAACGAATTATGAAAGAACAAAACCTATACAAAGCCCTGCAAGCTAAACACAGTAAACACGGCATTTTATTTCGAAATAATACGGGCACAGCATTTCAGGGCAAACGGGCGGTAATTAACAGCCGCCCTATTATAACTGAGCCGCGACAAATAACATTTGGGCTTTGCGTTGGTAGTTCTGATTTAATCGGATGGACTGAAAAAATTATAACTAAAGATATGATAGGGCAAAAAATTGCTATATTTACAGCCCTTGAAGTAAAAAACCTTAGCGGTAAAGCTACAAAAGAACAAATCAATTTTATTAAACAAGTCAGAAAATCGGGCGGTATCGGTGATATTTTGCGCTGGGTAGATGAAGACTTTAAAGCTGATGAGATATGACCAACGAAGCGGAAAACTTATTATCAGAACTTAAAGATGAAGCATTAAAAATGGATGCTTATATTAAAGACGATACTAAGCGCCAAAATTATAGGCAATTGAAAGAGCGGCAACTTTTGAGCCTGCAAAATATCATTATTGCACTTGAAGAAAAAGAACAAAGCATTTTTGAAAAGTCAATAACGTTTCCACATTCAAAAGACTTGGAACAGGTGATTTTAGGTGCTATCTTAGTAGATAATAACGCCCGCGATAAAGTTAATTTTTTAAGCCCTGAACACTTTTATTTTGATAATCACAAACTTATTTTTGAACTTTGCCAATCGGTTGAAGTAGTAGATATAATTACCGTTGCTGAAAAATTAAAATACCGGTGCGGTGGACCTGCATATTTGGCTGAGTTAACCAACCGTGTAGGTAGTTCGGCAAATTTAGAATATCATGCACGAATACTAATTCAAAAGCATGTACAACGCGAACTAATAAAAACGTCTGTAGAAATGATAAACACTATAATGGCTGATAGTGAAGATGTTTTTGAAACGGTGCGCGGGTTAATGCAAAATATTAAAAAATTTAATGTAGGTAAGCAAATAGTAAGACAATGAAACAAGACAAACCAATAGACTGGGAACAAAAACCCAAACAAACTACAAAGAAACCTAAAGCAGAACGCGCAACAGCAGTAGCACCTGAAACCGATAAAAAAGGCTTTATAGGTGGATATTTTAGACCTCTTGGTTGGGGCATTGAAGACGGGCAAATGCTTTATTATTTTTACATTCGTTCTACAATGTCGATAGTAAAGTACAAAGCTGCTGCAATAAACAAGGCTAATTTATTGAGCATAGCGCCTTTAGAATTTTGGCTTTTGTCATTTCCGAACCGCGACAGTAGTAATTACGATGTAACAACGGCAGCGGATTATCTTATAAATTTTTGCAATCACGTAGGATTTTACAATACTGAAAACATACGCGGTCGCGGTGCATGGCAGGAAAAAAACGGGGTTGTATTTCATGCAGGGCAACAGCTTATACAAGATAAAAAGCGCTACAACCTTGGCGGCTTAGATACTAAATATAGCTATGTTTATAATAAGGCTATTGATATGCCTATAGAAGCGCCATTGCTACCTACAGAGGCGGGAATGCTGCCAAAGATTTTAAACAAGCTAAATTGGCAAACTAAAGCCGATGCAATATTTTTATCAGGTTGGTTAGCCTTAGCACCTATTAGCGGAATCTTAAAGTGGCGGCCTCACATTTGGATAACAGGTCCGCGCGGCAATGGCAAAAGTTGGGTTTTGGAAAATATAGTAAATGAAATTATAGGAAACATTGCTGTAAGTGTTCAGGGGACGGCGGCAACTGAGCCAGCTGTGAGGCAAAAACTAAATAGCGATGCACTACCTGTTACAATTGATGAAGGCGAAGGCAATGATGAACGTGCGGCACAACGTATGCAGGAAATAATAGGATTAGCCAGGGCGGCAAGTTCTGAAAAATCGCCAGCTATTGCTAAAGGTGGCAAAGATGGAAAAGCTATTGATTATTTTGTGCGAAGCTGTTTTTTATTTGTAAGCATAAACCCACAGTTAGTAAATGATTCTGATAAGCGCCGTTTTTGTGTTTTGGAATTAAAGAAATTAGCAGACCCAAAACAATTTAACGAAGTTGAAAAGCTAAAGAATAAAATAATATTTGAAGACTTCGGGCCACGTTTTCAAGCGCGAATGCTAAACTTAGCAGATAACATACAAAAAAGCATAAAGCTATTCACACACGCCGTATCGCTTATAACTGAAGACAGGGCGGTTGGTGACCAGTTCGGGGCATTGATGGGTGGTTGGTGGCATACGCTGCACGATGACCCTGTAACGCCCGAAGTAGCACTTGAAGAAGCGGCTACTATTTTGGACATGCGCAAATATGAAGAAGACAAAGAAGATTTAACAGATGAACAAAGATGTTTACAGCAAATACTAAGTCAGGAAATACGAATAGAAGCTGAAAACTACGTAGGTACAAAAACCGTTGGCGAACTTGTAGAATGCGCACACAACTATCAGCCGAGTGCAAGACCATCGCAAGCTGAAGCAAACGAGCGATTAATGCGGTTAGGCATTCGCGTTATTGCTGATGATTTATTGATACTAAATAATTCAGTTTTTGTAAAAAAAGTTTTGAATAATACACCTTGGCAAATATCATGGAATACTATTTTATTAAGGCTTAAAGGTGCATCACGTCGAAGTAACACACGTTTTGCCGCTGGTATGTCGGGACGTTGTGTTTCAATAAATTTAAAAAATTTATAAAAATTTTTATAAAAATAGTTTGAAATATAAAAAGTGTTTGTATCTTCGTGTCAGGATTTGATTAAATGACAACAAAAAAACTTCAAAATTATGACAACTTTAGAATTCAAAAGAGAGCCAGAAATTGTAACAATTGAAAAATGGTTTACTGATGGCGGTATTTATTATTGGATAATTGATTCTAACGGTGAATCAGTTGATGGATTCAGTAAAAAATGGCAAGCAATTGACGCAATAGAAAGATGGGGCTTAATTAGAAAAGATAAAAAAGTAGAAATACGCAAATAAAGCAGAGGTTTACGGTTATCCTCAAACCGTATTTTTTACAAACTTCAAAACTAACTAACAATGGAACTAAAAATGTATTTAGCTTATGATGGTACTTTAATGATACATCAAGTTAATCAAACGGGCAAAGATTTATTTTTTCAAGTCGATATTTCACGCGGTTACAATACCAACGAATCAGATTTGGACAATTACGAAGATGAAGCCGACTACTTCAAAGCCTTAAAACAATCTATTGCTAACAAATTTAACTTAGAAAAAGAATCATGAAAGTACAAACAGAAATAACCGAATACGATAATGATAACAACGCTTATCTTATTGAAATTACAGCCGAATATGTAGACTTTGAACGCGGTGAACGTGACAGCTTTGGCGTGCCTTTAGAACCTGATTTTGATGCGCATTTTATTATTGATGACATTTACATTGGCGATAAGAATTATTCAATACATGAACTTGCAGAACTATTAGACTATTCCTTTAGCTATGTAAGCGAAATGATACAAGATGCTTTAGGTGATAAATTAGAATCAGATTATGAACTATATAACGAACTACAATATGAAAACAATTATTATTAGTGCCTTAATCGGCATTTTATTCGGCTTAACAGCTGGTTTAACACTCGAAAAATTATATCTTATGTTAGCACTTGCATTTATTGGCGGCACATGCCTTGGAATCGGTTTAATTTTGTTAATTGATAAAAAGAAATGACATGACAGCAGTACAATGGTTTGGAGAACAAGCATTGAATTATTTAAATGATGAACAAAAAAATAATTTAATAGAAGCATTTAAGCAAGCCATCGAAATGGAAAAGCAGCAGATAATTGACGCTTATGTAACACCACTATCAAAAGAATTTTGGTTTAAAAAAGATGACATATTTAATCAACAAGCCGAACAATACTACAACGAAACCTATAAGCCCTCTGCTTAGCGCTGAGTATGGAACGAAGATAATACAAATAAGTATTCCAAATCGTATGTTGGCACTGTTAGCGTTCAGGGGATAATTCAAAAACGCATTTTTAAAACTGTGACAAAATGTCACTACTAAAAAATAAAACTATGGAAAATAAAGATTTATATGAAAAGGGGTTTATGGATGGGTTCAAAATAGGTGGTTATGTCGGATGTGTTACTTCTATAGTAACGTTTGCAATACTATGGTATTTAACCCACTAAGATAATATAGTCCTGTGGCGGAATGGTAGACGCAAGGATAGTGACCCCTATAACTATCAGTTAGCAACTAAACTGCAAGGTGAGGCATACAGGTTCGAATCCTGTCAGGACTACTTTTTAATTTCAAACTACTAAACCATGAAAACAATACTTTTAATCTTAGCAGTAATTTTATTTACATCGGGAACATTCCCAGCGCTAAAAAAACAGCCTGCACCAAAACACATAGATAGCTACATAAAACGCTTTTTAAAGACAGCGCAAAACGAAGCTAAGCTATTTAACATTCCTGTTAGCATAACACTTGCGCAGGGCATTATAGAAAGCAATGCAGGGCGTTCAAGTCTAAGCCGCAAACATAACAACCACTTTGGTATTAAACACAGCGGAAAAGGCAAATATGCAGTTTACAAAGATGATACACCGCGCGATAAATTCCAAGTCTATAAATCGCCGTGGTGGTCATATCGGGCACATAGTAAGTTACTAACTTCAAAGCGTTATAAACACCTCACACGGCTAAATAGATTAAATTATAAAGCATGGGCACACGGTTTAAAAAAGTGCGGATATGCAACCGAAAAAAAATATGCTGAAATACTAATTTCTGTAATAGAAAAATACGACCTTTGGCAATATGATTTTCCAATTTTTCCATGATAAAATAAAAGGCGATGAGTGGTATGTAGTCGAACAATTGCCAGCGGGCAATTATAAAGCTATTTGCACGCGTCAAACTAAAGTTTATAAATTAGGGTCAGTAAGAAACTTTTTTTTCGATGATTGCGAAATATGGACAAAAGGAAAATTAAAACCTAATAATCATTCTTTAACACTAAAAACAAAATACGATGGTAAACCGCGTTACACTAATCGGTCGGGTCGGAAAAGAACCTGAACAAAAAACATTTGGCGAAAAAACGCTAACAAAATTTAGCTTTGCAACATCTGAAAGTAGCAAAGACAAAAACGGCGAATGGCAAGAAAAAACACAATGGCATCAAATAAGCTATTGGAATAACATTACAATTGAAAAGGGCGATATGTTATTTATTGAAGGCAAAGTAGAATACCGTGAGCATGAAGGAAAATATTATACTGATATAATCGCCTCGTATTGCAGAAAAATGAACACGGGTCAGAAAGCCACGCCCGTAGAAGTTGAAGTAATAAGCAATTCAGTAAAAAATAATGATGCTGATTTGCCGTTTTAACTTGTAAATATTAAATAATTATCTTATTTTTATTTTAAATTTTAGTTTTCATTAGTCTTTTGGTTTGGGCCGCCTGTTTTTGAAGTTCAGGCGGTTTTTTTTAAAAAATAAGATATGTATTTTACCTTTGAACAAGCGATGCAATTGATAAAGCCAAACGGCGCAAAGAATGCAAACTATGCAGCAACGCGTATAAGACAGTTAATAAATTTTGGATATTTAACCGAGGGTAAGCCCGAAATATTTGTAAAGCATTTTGATTCCTACATAAGTTTAGGCAATATAAAAACTGAAGGCTTAGTCAATGCAGAATCAGTTTATAATTACATTCAGCATCGCAGCGATTTAAAGCAAAAGTTAGGTAAAATACCTAAACAAAACAGACAAGTTAAGGCGATATTTTCAGATGAAACATTTAGCACGTTTATGTCAATAGATGCAGCATGTTTATTTTTTGGAATTTCAAGACCTAAAATAATGCAAAGCATAAAGAAAAATAAAGCCATTGAAGTTCCGATAAGAACAACTGTTAAAAATGACATAGACAGCGAAATAAAAACAGAATTGGTAAGGTTTATATAGTCAGGTGGTTAAATGGTAAACAAAAAAAATAAAGAAATTGAATTACTAAAACTTAAAATTATTAAACTTGATGCTAACACTAAATTCTAATTCTTTAGCCGTTGTAAGGCTACAAATGCAATTAAGACAGCTTGACTTTTATGCTGGTTTAATTGATGGATTCTATGATGAAACAATGCGAAATGATGTTATAGAATTTCAAAAACATTATAACTTAGTTCCCGATGGAATAGCAGGGCCAAAAACCTTAACCGTTGCAAATACTGTTTGTGCCGATGGATTCCATACCTTATTTTTGCATTGTTCTGCGGGCCCTGAATTTCGCGATGCTAAAGCTGAACAAATAATAGCTATGCACACCCTACCCGTTTCAAAAGGCGGCCGCGGATGGTCTAAGCCTGGCTATGCTGATGTAATTGAAACAAGCGGCAAACTTGTTAACATTTGGAAATACAATGAAGATAATTTAATTAACGAATGGGAACAGACTTGGGGCGTATTAGGGACAACACTACTAAATAGAAATGCCCGCCACGTTTGTTATATTGGTGGCATGACAGCTGACATGCGAATGCCTAAAGATACGCGCACGCCCGGGCAATTATTGACAATGTACAATTACGTTCATGATATTGTAAAGCATAACCCAAAAATAATTATTGCAGGGCATAACCAAGTGCAAAACAAAGCATGTCCAAGTTTTGACGTTCCTAAATATTTAGAATCTATTAAAATACCTGCTTTTAACATTGCTAACTGGTCAAGCAAACTAAAGATATGACACAAACAGAAAAACACCGATTAAGGCGAATTTTGGAATACAAAAAAGGCTATTGTGACGCGTTGCTATGGATTCAAAATGAAGAACCTTATGATGAAGAACTTGAACTAAGGATTGACATATATTTACATAAAATTGAAGAACTTGAAAACAAACTAAAAGGACATGACTAATGAAGAAAAAAAAGCGGCACTAATCGCTAAAGTTGGTGAGCAAAAAGTAAACGAATTGACGCAAAACATTTGGTTATTATTAGGGTCACTAAAAACTGCAAAATATGCCATTGCACAATTCGAACCAAATAAGCTAAAATTCGAAATGAAAAAGCGTTTTTTAGATTTGCGTTCAGCTATAAATCTATTTGTTAATACATTTGAAAAAGCTGCAAATCCCGATGAACGCGAATTGTTAAATACTACTTCTTATGAGAACGTTGGCGCGGTTGCTGAATTGATAGCCATGGCAATAACATTACCTGAATCGCAGATTGAATGGTATTTAGATGAATGCAAAAAATTAACTTATGTAGCTTTTAATAAATCACAAAATGAACTGTGTAGCGATAGCGGTGAATAAATTGTTTCCTAATTTGGATACCAGCGAATTTCATAATAGAACTTTAGGCGTTGGAATGGGTGATATTCAACGAATGATACCTACTGAATTATCTGTTTGGCCTGTTTATTGCAACCATTACAAATGCTTAAATTTTGACCTAACAAGGCAGCTACCTAAAACGAATGATTATATACCTTTATTTTTGTTTCATTCTCAAATGAATGATAGGTTTAAATTGCATTGCGAGTTTGCACTATGGGATAGAAACACGGTTATAGTTAATGACATAGAACACGATGCTGATTTTTATTTTAAGCGTCACAAAGTCGTTCAGGTTGCAGCCTTAATAAAATTTGAAACACACGAAATACTGATAGCGAAAAAATGATAGATTTACCGACATTTGAAGAAACGTTTGAACGCCAATTATTTGAAGCGGGCGAAAACAAAAAGTTTTATAATAACGGCTACATAATAGTAAATGAATTATGGCTTAGAAACTTTCATAAGTTAGCACAAACAGAAAAACCGCTGCATATCACTACGCAACGGCCTGAGAACACATGAAAACAAAAGAGCAAAACAGTAAATTATTCACCTGTAGGTTTATCGCTTGCAGGTTTTTTTAATATATCTTTAGGGTTAGGGATAAAGCCTTTAAAGTAACCAATAATGTCAACGCCTGTAGTCTGTGAAACATTTTCAAAAATAGATTTTAGCTCAATGCCACAAACAAACATAGCAACGTAATAAGATAACGTAAATTCAAGGTCAAGCATCCAGGTAAAAACTTGACTTGAAATAATTGCCAAACAATAATCATTCATTTTTGAAATGGTACGTCTAAAACCGCGCGATTGTATTTTTTCTTTTAATGCCTTTGCTTTTCGAACGCCTGTTAAAAAATCTACTAAAAGTAAAAATGATAGGCAAATAATAAGCGGCTTTAAAATAAAAAGTTGCTGTTTAATTTCTGGCAATACTTTCATAAAAAAGTTAAGCGAATCAGATGCAATACGTAACGAATCGGCGGTAATAGTCAGGGAATCCATTATGAGATTTTAATATAACGTGAAATAATTACAGCGGCAGGCGTACCAATGAAGATATACCACCACGGCAGGGGAACAAATATAACAAAGAATGTAAATGTAAAGAATGAAACCCATGTACCAAAGCAAATAGGGCAGGCACCAGCCATTGACCACGGGTTATTTTTCATATTGTTTTCAACATCATTATAAACGTGTTCAACTTGCTGCAAATAGTCTTTGTAAATACTATCGGCTTGTTCAGCCGTTTTATTTTCAAGTTGACCCTTTAGTTCAATATCACGTTTTATTTTCCAAGCGTTATATTTAGCCCACACGCGGTTTTTTTCTTTGTCTTCGAAGTCTAAGTAACGTTTAGATATAAATTTGCCGTAAGCGGAAAATATGCGCCCTGTATAATATTCCCCCTGCACAGGTGAACCGATGCAATAATGCAAAAACTTAATTATGCAGGCTGCAAAAATTGATAGTGTTATAAGGGATAGCATTAAACAGCGTATTGAGCTAACCAAATATTTACCATGTCGGGTACATCAGCATCATCCCAAGTGTCAGTATAAGGCATATCCTCAGCACGTACACCAAACTGAGCGGAAGCAGTTGTAAGTAGTACATCAACTCCTAATAGCTTATCTAATGCTTTATCTGAAATAGTGTTTAGGTTTATGCTTATTGCAGGGTCTGTAATTTCGACTTGAAATTGTGGAAATTTATAAGTTGGCATTTTTATTATTTTTTTATGTTATGAAAGTGTTGTTCCTGTTACGGTAAAAGTGCGGCAGGGGATGTATTGAAATACTGATAATTGAGATGAGGCAATAAATAAATTATTTGTACTTGAACTTAAATTAAATGATTGATTTGTTTGAGCTGGATTTGTTGTAGATGTCCATAAGTCAAAACCTGCTGCTGTAGTAAATGGAGCATAATTCAATTTACCAGAACCTCCAAAAAATTGAATGCTAAATAATTCTTGTACGTTAGGCAATCTCCACCCACTTGTAAATGGTGCTATACTAACAATTAAAGCGCCATCAATTGCGCTTGTCCAATTGCTTGAACTTCTTGTTCTTCTCCACCCTAAAACTGTACTACCATTATAAGTTGACCAATCAATTACAATATTTTTTGTGTATGTCTGACCTCCTAACTCATCTGTAAATCTGTTCGTATTTCCAAAAACATTATTTTCAGCAAGTACCGTAAAACTTACATTTCGACCTGCTTCCAAGTCACCATCATCACCCGTTCTATAAGACGTTGTTTGCCCTGTTTTCATTAGCTGTGCCGTGCTTCTACTTACAGCAGTTGCAACCGCTTTTATATAGTTCCCTATCATAATTTATGCTTTTGTTATGTTTAGATTTGTTACCCCTGCAACCGATGCCGTTACCGTAATTTTACTACCTACTGCAATAGTATTAGTCAAAGTATAGGCAGAACCATCGTCTTGAATTGTAATGGTCGGAGCGTTTTTGATATTTGTAGTTGTGTTTATTTTTAGGTCATATGGAGCGTAAAAATCCACCGTTAAAGCATCCATCAACTCAACCGTATAAATAATGCCACGATTTACCCAAAGTGTCCCGTTGTACTCTAAGAAATCGCCATTTGCAGCACTTGTGATAGTTACATTATGCAATTCGTCAAGTTCATAACCATTTTGAACGTGTAGCAAAATATGTCCATCTGTTGCGCTTTTCTTTGCTACATATCCAACCACAACTATGTGAGCGGGAGAAACTGGTTTAACATTTGTAATTTCACCTGCTACAGTTGGACTAAGATACAAAATATCACCTTCAGTAAAAGCGTTTGTATTAACTCCGTGAACAATTCCGTTGATTGTCACAAAGCCGTTGCTACTATCTGCGATGTCTTCAGCGACAATACCAAAACTTGTTGCGCTATTTGTGTCATTGTCAGCTTGTGCTAAGTTTATACCGATAAATCCACCTGCAACACCCACAACTTTAACTACACTGCCTTTAGTTATTGTAGAACCGCTTGTATTACGTGCCTTAACTACTAATTGCTGACCAAGTCTATTGATTAAACCGCCTTGCAAACCTAAATTTAAAGTACCATCTGTGTTATTCCACGCCAATTCACCAACACCAACTGAATGTGCTGCTGCTGTGTCAAAATCCAAATAATCCAAATCAATAATTCCAGCATTTGCAGAATTACCAATACCTAAAACACTTGCTAAGTCTTGTGAACCACCGCCACCACTAACTACAAAAAAAAAATCAGTACTTAGCAATTGGGCTAAGTCTGCACAATCACCCGAAAAGGCAATTGGTGCGGCTGGTACTACTTCCGTATTTTGAACTGTTGCAGGGTCAATGTATTCAACGCTGCCGTTGTCTTGAACAACTTTAACAGAACCGTTAACGTTACATTCAATTTCTACGATGTCAGGGCTAAGGCTGTTAATGAAATCGCCCGAAGTCGAATCATAAATAGCTACATTGCCGTTTGCGAGTTTTACTATGTCAATCATTGGTTAATTATTATTTTAGTGCTAAATTCAATACAATCATATTCAATATTATTAACTTCAATTTTTACAATTTCGCCGTTAGGGTCAATTATCTGTCCTGTGTATGTGTAGTTTTCGTTTAGGTTTCTAAGTGTAAAAATAACTGTTTCGCCATCTATAACATCTACACTATAATAAACAGAAACACTACCAAAACTAAGCTGCAAAACCCAAACGCCTTCCGTTAAAGCATCTACAACAATGCCCGTATTATAAACAGCATCGCAAGCGTTAAGACAGCCCAAATTTAACGTATTTTCACAACAATTACAACAAGCCATATATATAAAGTTTAATTTTTTCTAAAAAAGGGGGTATTTATTCCAACCCCCTACTAATTGCCTAAGGTAGCGAAACTTGGCGGCATAGTGAATCTTAACATATCGTGAACGGTTTACACTTTTCAGTTAGTGCAAAATCATATCGTAATTCAAAATCTAAGCTAACTATTTGCATAAGGCTTAACAGCGTTTTCGGGTCTTTGCCTGTTTCAGCGGCGTAAACAGTCCACGGTAGTATTTCATTACTTACCGGGAACAAACGCGGGTTAACTATAGCATATTGCCATTGTATGCCTTTAAAATTCGCACCGTAAACAGCAAACTTAACAGAATCTAATAACATACGCGGGTCAGCGCAAAGATGCCAAAAAACTAATTTAAGTGGAACACGCACATCCAATTCGATACCACAACTTCCGCGCTTAGTATTCGCGGCTTTTCTTGTTTCCGAAACAATACCATTAACACGGATATAATAGCCCGCTCCCGAGGTGTCTGTGATGCCAACATAATTACGTGTGCCGTTTTGCGTAACATTCAAAGTAACAACCTGACTTGAAGTATCTTTGACAGCAATGCCATTACCGTTAACGTTTACATTTACGGCTGCCATTGCAGTATCAATCTGTTTAATTAGTTCGGTTATTATATCTTGTGTTACGTACATTATAGTAAATCGATTTCTTCTAAAATTGCTAATAGTTCATTTCGTGCGGCCGTTTCGCCTAATTCGCGTTCATCTGTTGAAACGGTTGAAATGTCTTTGCCAAAACGCGTTTCATTACTTTCCATTATACCTGCTAATTCATCATTTGTATAAGTAATAGCGCTTATAGTTCCGCTTTCAGTAACTTCTATACTTTGAAATAATGAACCGCTAAAATTTAAATCAACTGTTTCAGATTGTCGGCCCGTTAAATCCCTTAACTGTCTATAACCTTGTGTTAAATACTTTGTTTTGTGCGGATTGCCATTTTTAAAAACAGTATTCCCATTTTTACCTTCGGGCTTTATGCCGCCTGCTGAAACAGTTGTAAGGCTTAATGGATTTATATAAAATGGATTTACTGAATATTGACCTATTGCACTACCATTTGAATCTAAACCGTTAAAAAATATTCTTTGTTTATATTCTGCAATAACTTGAATAGCGGCAACCTGTGAAATTCTACGGGCCGTGTTGTCATTATTTACAACTTCTGATAGTATTTCTAATCGTTCAGATAAAGTCATTAGCCTGGGAACATTGGATACATTCTCAATCTTGGTTCACATCTATAGCAAAAGCGGTCAGCTTCTAATAGCTGAATAATATTATCAATTTCGTTATCTAAGGCCTCAATGCTTGCATTCTCCCATTCAACTATTTTGACATTTGCCCATTCGTTACCGTGTGTTTTAATTAAATTCAAACGGTTATTAGGGCTAACCCATTCTTTTAAAATTTGAACGCCTGTTTGATATAAAATAGCCATGCCTAAACGGTCTAAAAACTGGCATATAATATCAGTATCGACACAATCAACACGTACACACGCGCCCAAATAACCCGAAGGCGAAGCGCTAACACCGTTCCAACCGGTAACATCTAAAACAGTATCGCCACATGGTTTGCAGTTTGTAGCAGCGTTGCACGTGTATAGATAAGGCGCTATATTAGTAGTGTCAATAGTTACTAATAATACATCTTCTTTAAAATATTTCTTAACAAAAATGTGCATTTCCGTATCTGCAAAAACAGTAACAGCCTGACTAAATAATATATTCCCTGCATAATCAGTTACGTAAATAGTTGTATTGCCGTTATTTGTTGCCTTAAATTTAACTGAATCAATAAATATTCTACTTTGCGGGCTATCTATCCACTTCTTTGATATTTTGATGCCACGGTTAGCAGCAACGGGAATATCAGAAATACTTGAAGCGCTGCAAACAGCATATTTAGAACCGATGCTATTTAATTTTATACCCCTTGCATTTAAAACAGCTTTCAAACGTTTTTCAACCACATCAGCTGCAAAATACATTTTTTCCTGTACTGTCAAAGTAGCAGAAATAAGCGCCTCAGAACTAACTGCCGCGACATTATTTATAGTTAACCCTTCAAGGTTTTCTAAATAATAACCCGAAGTTGGTACCGTATTTTCAGGATAACAGCCGTTAAGACTTATTATGTAGTTTTCTAAACAAGTAGGTGTATTAAGATTCAGCATCTAATTCAGTTTGTTTTTTGCGACCGCGTTTTTTAGGCTTTTCAGTTTCGGTTATTTCTTCGGCTTCAAGGGTTTCATCGGCTTCGGTTTCGATGGTTTCGGGTTGTTGGTATTGTTGTACATTTTCTTCTATTTTAATTACAGATAATAACCCATCTGAATAATAAATATCTTTAGGAAAATCATTTTGCTTTACGGCCTTTTCAACAGCCTTGTTAATCTTTTCGCTTCCTATTGTTTTCTTTTGTGTTGTATAGTCGAATAAGTAAACAACATCTTCGTTATCGGTACGCTGTATATTTATAGCGCCGTAATATTTGCGAATTATTGTTAATGCCTGTGCTATTTTTTTTGAATAGTTTACCATGTGTTTTTATTTTAAAAAGGGGCGGTTTCCCGCCCCCGAATCATTAAAACTAAATTGTACCGTTAAAAGTATCGTTGCATGCAGCGCTATCAGTAATGATAAGCTGTGCAGCACCTGTATTAGTACTTGTAGTGTAGAAATTGCTATAAGTTCCAAATACATTGGTTTCACCTAAAATCTGTGCATTAGGCGCACCGTCAAATGAATTTGAATCTAAAACCCAGTCAAGGTTAGTAAGCGTTGCACTTGTTGAAGGTGTTGAAGCGCTGTAAACATTGTAAAGTGTTTGAGTAGAAACTGTAAGCGCAACATCAGAACCTGTAGCAGAAACAATAACAACCGATGTTACAGTAGCATTACCGAATACAAAAATTGTTAAGCCTGTACCATCCCATCCACCTGCAACGGTAAAGATAGAACCTACACTTGCAAGTGCAGCCTGTGCAGCAGCTACAAAACCATTTGCACCACCCGAAGTTCCTGTATCAAAAGAACCGCCAACGCTAAATGGCAAACCGTTAATTTGAATTGCAACTGCATCAGTAACATCTAATTCATCACCTGTGAATACTTCACCTTTTACAGTTTTAGAATAGAATACGGCGTTACAAGCTACATCGCAAGCATCAGCAGATTCGCAGAACGTTGCATCAGTAGCAACGGGCGCACCTGCAGCACCGCAAGCTGGTTCAATATCGCAATATCCTGTGTCAGCGCAAACAACTTCATATTTGAATACATCAAGTACACCATCAAACAAACAATCGTTAACAGCCCAACATTTAGGCATACCAACTACGGCCCAATTAGTAGCGAATTGGATGTATAGTTCAATTTCATCATTACACTTAACGTAAGACATAACTACATCATGTTCAATACCTAACCAAGGGTCAACAACTGTAGTGCGCATTTGGTCTTCAAAGTCATAAGTGAATTGACCTTTGTTCTTTGCGTAAGTTACAAGTTGAAGCGCACCTGGTGCCATTGCAATAATTTCATTGGTATTACCAAGTGCAGCAGGTAGGTTAGTATCGTAGAAAATTGAACGTGTAATGTCAAGTAGTGACGCGTCAAAACCGTTATCATTACCACTTGCAATTGCACGGGCTTTACGGTATTGGTCAAGCAAAGTACCACCGATAAGAATCATTTGTTGTTCAATTTCAGCTTGTTTGCGGTCGCTATCTAAAATAGATTCACCAACAGGGTTAATACCTAAACCACTTGAAAGGAACAAAGGCAAAGACTTAGAAGTAACAGCAGGGTCAGCACAATCGCATTTAACGAATGAACCAATAAAACCGTTATTAGCTACAACAGTAGAAACTTCTTTACCAAGTCTGTTAATGTGATTTCTTAGAACTTCATTAACGTAGCTGTTTTGATAATCGGCGCGGCTTTCTTTGATACAACGAATTAACTCATCGTCAATCTTAATTTTCTGTGAAACTGTTTTATTTGTAATTTCAATTTCATCATAAAGCGGCTTAACAACATCGCCGTCTGTTGGGCAATATTCAATTGAAGTAGCGTTAGATTCAGATAGACGCGGGAAAAAACGGCGTGAAACTTTGTAAACTTTACCGTTACCTTGTTCAACAGCCTGAACGTTACCGAGTTTAACTTGTGAAGCGGATTTATTAGCAGCTGAAACAAGCAATTGCAATAGTCCGATATTTGGCGATGGCATGGAGCGCATACCGCTATTATTATTTAGCGATATGTCTATAATTTTCCACGCATCAGCGAGTTTTATAGTTGACATTTATTGTAATTTAATAATATAAAAAATTGTTTTTTGTTTGGCATTTTCCACGCTGCCAGCGTTCTGTTTTTTTTCTGTGCCTTAGCACCCTATTTTGTGAGAGGTCGTTACTGCAAAGATAAAAGGTATTTTTGTAAAATATTTTATAATTTTTTTATATAATTATTAAACAAAAAAAGGCAGCCCTTTCGAACTGCCCAAACTATTAACTAACTAAACTAAATCATGCCGTTTTCCTGTAAGTATTTTAAACGCGCGGGGTGCATTCCGCTTTTTGCCTTATCGTCAATTTCAAAACTTTTTGGTTGACCGCCGTTTGATTGCTTTTCAAAATTATACTCAGCTGCTATAATTTCAAATAGTGTTTCGTACTTTAAATTTTCAGTAGGCTTAGATGGATGCTTTACACGGTTTCCATCTTTGTTAACCCAAATATTATTATCGGAATCTATTTCAAAATCCAAACCACGTTCACGAATTTCAGCTTCTAAAATTGCACGCATTTCTTTAGGTGCTAAACGTGCATTTTTTACAGATTCAACTAATGAACCGCGCACTTTATCTATTTGCTGATTCTTAATGTAGCTTTGAAATTTGCCCTGTTCTTCTTTAATAGCCTGTTGCATTATCATTTCCTTTTCAGTTAGTTTTGCATTGGCTAATTCTAACTGCTGAGTTAATTGCTGCAACTTTTGCGCATCGGCTGAAGTGTATTCAGATTTAAGCCTTTCAATTGTTTCATACTGGCTATTTTTCAAATCGTTAACAATAGTTTTAAACCTATCTTTTTTGTCTATTGCTTCATATTTTTTTAGGTCAATAGCAAAAGCATCGGCAATCTGTTTTTCTGTTTTAGCATAAGCAGCGCCAAATAGTTCAGCGCTTTTAGCTTCTTCAATCTGTTTGCCTAAACGTTCCTGAACAGTACGTTCAATTTTAGATACATAACCCGTTACGGCTTCATCTAATGTAATTTCGTTTGATTCTAATTTTGAAATTAGTTCGGGTTCTATTCCCAATTTTTCTACAAATTTGTCAAGCATTTTCATGTGTGTTTAATTTAAAAAATAATTTTGTAAACTCTTCAAATTTTATACTAAGCGGCAATTCAGAACTGCCCTTTAAAATAATCTTTGTAAATTCATCGCCGTTTTCCCATTGTGACTTATAGAATGTTGCAACTTCATCGAGGTCAATATAACAATAGTCTTCAAGTTCAACTATAAATTTAGATTCATCATCTAATAATCTTTCATCTATTTGTTTTTTGATTTTTGCCGCTGTCTTATAGTCTTCGCATTGTACAGCGTCTTGAAAATCGCTTTGAAGTTCCTCAAGTGTTAACGGTTCTTCATTGTATTCTAATTGAATAACAAACTTATACCAACGTGCCATATTATCTACGTTTATTTGCGCAGCCGCAGCCGCGTTTGGGGGTGACTGTTCTTTGAATGGGTTGTGCGGGTTCTGATACATGAATTGTACCTAAATAATTATAATTACCTGTTTGTTGTTCCGCGTACCATTGTGCAGGTGTAAACTGATATTCAGTACCGCTTGTTTTATGCTTTGCTTTTATCACTAACATAGTGTTTTATTTTTTCTTATAATTCTCTGAACGTACTGGGTAAGCAATATGCCTACAATTATAACCGCCGCGATTTTGACAAAAGTTTTCGGGCGTTGTATTTGGTATCATTCCCGTACCTTCATTTTCTGCAAATAAAATTTGTTCTTCTAATTCCTCAAATAATATTAAACCTTTTTTACCGTTTTTATCATAATTAACCCATTCCTCACATTGCAATCGGCTATCCTTTACTAAACTACCAACGTATAACAAGGCATCTAATTTATAAGACTTTCGCACCGCTTCGTTTACTATTCCATCGTACTGTAATAACGCATCGCGTGATGCCTGCAAACTAATTCGTTTTAAAACGCCTTGACGTGCTTCACTTGTTGTTAATTGCCCTGCTATTGAAGTAACAACATCTGTAAGGCTGCTGCCCTGATTTACTGCAATTAGCAATTCATTTTTAAGCGGGTTTATTAAATTTGTATTCAATCCCTGTCCCTGCATTGCAGCAATTACATTATTAACAGCATATCTTTTAAATGGGTTTAAAAAACTTTTTGTTATTTGTAAGCCGTTTAATTCTTGTTGAACAAGCTGAGTATTAGCGCCTATTTCGTCAAAGTTTTCTAAGAAACCCGAAACCATTACATTATATCCAGCCTTTTCTAAAAACCTATTAAGTGCAGTTTTAAACGAACCTAAACGCGCTAAGTTTTCCTTTGACCTTACTAAATTGCCCGATGTTGTTCTAAACTTACTAATCCAATCGACAACTTGTTTTACAAATTTAGGTTCTACTTTATCAAACCGCTTCTGTAAAATTTCAAGTGCTTTGTCGTTAATTCTTTCGGGTTTATTAAAGTCCATTAGTTATTATCTTCTTCGTTATCTGAATTATCTGAATTATTAAATTCATCCATATTAACCTCAGGAACTACATTACTTGCAACAGCATCAAAACGCGGCGCCAACTTTTCATCAATAGCTTCTTTAATAGCTGTGTATTCGCTACCCATAATATCAAAGCCTTCATCATAATACAATTCAGTAACAGCGTCAAAAACAAATTGTGCGCTAATTGCATCCTTTTCAGTTATTTGTCCCGAAGCCAAAAGCTGTACACGTTCATCTACTGTATAAAGATATGCACTATTATACATAGCGCAAATGGTGGCTATTTGGCGTGCTATTGCATCAGCATTATAACGGCGGTCAACATAGCTTATATATGATTCGTAACGTATAGCAGTTGGTAAGCCTTGCTGTGATAATGCAAATTCTGCCATTAGCTCAGTTTCTGTTTTTAGGTCAAAACTAATTGGCGGATTTACAAAAATAGGACTTTCAGTATCCATAAAAACTATAGCCTGAATAATACGCAAGACTTCTTTATAACGTGCATAAACATCATCACTAATTTTACCAACTTCTATATATTCAGGTTCGCGGTCTAATTCTTTTGCAACACCCGACTGAGCAGCTTTAAGCGAACGGTTAATATTTAACACCTGTTCCGCTTTGCCTAATGATTCTGTTGCCACCTTGTTTGTTTCCTGAATAGTCGAAACATCAGGGCTATAATAACGTATCGGTTCTACTTGTTGCTTATCATTATCTCCAAACTTCGAAGTAGTAGGATTTAAGTTATAGGCTGCAAGCGGTGTAATGCTTAACGTTTTGCCATGCCCTAAACACGTTTTACATGTTATTGAAGTGTCGTAATCATTTGGGTCAGGAACGCGCCCCACACCATTACAGCTGTTACAATCAACCCCTTCAACAAATTTAATAGGGAAGCATGTCGCAAGCATAACCGATTTATGCTGATTATCAAAAATAGCAGCATCATTAAGATAAGGTATTGCAGGGCTAAAATCAGACTTATAAATTTTAAACGTATTGCCATAAGAATCATATTTAGGTACAACGCGACCGCCTAAAGTAACCCACGGCATAATTCCGCTGTTATGTTCATAGATAACTTCAAACATTGTTTTATCCCCATACGCGCGCGCCTGTGCGTAAAACATATCGGTAACAATGTGATAATATAGCGGATTCTCAATACCTAACGTAGCATATTTATTTTTTGATATGCCTTTATATATTAGTAGTCTGTATTCGGGGTCGTTAAAAACAATCCTATCAGACTGTATTACTTTCATATCTACATTAACGCGCACGTTATCGCTTTCAATACCTTCGCCTTTAGGTTCGATAAGTAGAACGGCGTTAGGGTCAAGTACGCGGTTCGGAATAAAAACAGAAAATATATAATTTTGTAAAGTAGAATCGCCAAACTTTTCATTTTCGGCAAATTCTTTCATATCTGTATTTTCAAAACGTACAGAATGTTTAGCAGAACTTAGCAACCTATGCAATTCGGTTATAGCTTTAACAAGTGGCGATTCTGTTTTAGGCTGATAGGTATTTTTTCTATAAGCTAAAATCTGTTCATCTTCATTTGGAAAAGCCTTATCCAACGCGGGCGGCACTTCACCATAGAAGTGAGGCTTTATGCTTTCATAAATACGTTTCCAATCCGCGCGAAATGGATGCACGGGCGGGTTTAGTATTGTAGCATTTACAGAATCTAAAAATTGATAAAACTGTTCTAAGTTCATTATATTTAATTTTAAATAGGGCGGCTACATTAAATAACCGCCCTTATAAATACTATGGTGTAATTGTAATTACAAGTGAACCAGTTACGCCCGAAGCATCGTTAGCCGTTGCGATAACAGTAACTAAGCCCGCGCCCGTAGCAGTAAGCAAACCGCCCACGCTAATAGTAGCTGTACCTGTGCCGTTAACAACCGACCATGTAACAGTTGAATCAGTAGCGTTCAATGGTAGAATAGCTGCAAGCATTTGCAACGTAGCACCATCAGCAATAGTTGTTAAACCACCTGTTCCTGTTACAACAATTGAAGTAACCCAACAAACGTTATAAGGCAATGTTAGCAAGAAGTCTAAAGACAATTGGCTAAATGTACCTAATTGTTCATTGTATCTAAATTCAACTGTCCAATAAGCATCGTCTTCATCAGTTTCAGCAATCTGATAGAACGGGCGAACAGTTACGTTTGAATACCAACCTAAAAAACGACCATCGCAAGTTACAAAACCAAATTCATAACCCGCAGCTTTAGCAGGATTTGAAAGGAAGTTATAAAGAGCATCAATAGTAAATGTAAGGTCATTTTCAGCATCGGTAAGTGATACAACACGCGACTGTTTTACTACCTCCTCCTGACCGCAACTACCACGTTTTTTTGTAGTAAATTCAGGTGCAGGCAAACCACCGCTAATACGGCTACCGTTAACGCGGCCAAAAACGTTTTTATCAGCTATTGCAGTTTCCCACTCAGTAGAATCTGTAATATCAGCAAATTCGTAGTTACATTTTTTTGCAAACCAACCAGCGATACCACCTGAATAAACAGTTGAATCGCACGGGTCGCAAAGATAATTAGGGGCGTTATCCTCGTCTATGCAAGGCGGGCAAACACCGAAAGCGCCCAAAAACCCATTTATAAAAGAAATATTATTCATGTTTTTTGTTTTTAAAATATTTGTAAATGAATACGACCTCACCTACATTGCTTGTTATCTAATCGACATCTTTTATCAAATGTCAGGTCTAACAAAAACATACGGTTGTCTTCAGGTTTAGAATCATATCTAAAGTTTTGATACTGCACACCATCTACAGTTACGTAATTGCCTCTCACAGCTTGTTGTAGTAACTTAATGTAAAACGGCGGTACAGCGCCCGAAATAATGCCGTAATTTTCTGTTATATCTTTACTGATAACTACATTTCTGTCATTTTCTGTTATCGCTTCAGTATCGCCAAAGAACTCAACAGTTCCAAAGATTCTAAGCGAATTATAAAACGGCGTATTATTAGAACCTAAATAGTTACTCAAAGTTCCGTAAAAATTACCGTTGCAATCATAATTTGCATAAGTACTATAAATCAATGAAGTGTCGTTTAAGTTTCCACAGCCTTCAACTTTTTTATAGTATTCTGTAAATAACCTTTTATCTAATTCAGGTTCTAAGGTTATCTGATTTATTTTGTAATAGTCAATATATAATCTAAAGCAATCCAAATCAGCAGGAAACAAACCCGTATTAACAAACCATGTTTGTATGCTACCCGTTGAAAGGCTTTGACCTACATGATAACTATCTGAAAAATCATCTATAAATTCACTTATAAGTGAACCGCAACAATCATATAAGCTAACTACTACATAATGCGAAGTGCTTGTACTTGTTTGAAATCCTGCTACTAAAACGCTGTTAGGCTGATTATATAAATCAGTAACTTGTGTTTGAAACGGTATTACATCGCCCTGCACATAAGGAATATAAAACGGCAAATCAGAACCGCACAAATTACAGTTCCAAGCATCGGTTTCGTTTTGCATTAAGTTACCAGGCAAAATAGGGCAGGCATACCTAATAGGTACAGGCTGCCTAAATGAATATGTCCTACTTATTTCGGGCGTATATGAAACAGGATAATTTACTAACATATATTTGCAAAGATACAAATAAAAATTAAATTAAAAAATTTTAACCTAAATCGCTACATTTATAGTTATTATCAAAAGTAACTAACGGTACTAAACTTGGTGCAGGCAATGGAACTGACATTAAAATTTCATGTCTAATTGTGTGCGGGCCTGTGCCTGGGTCAAAATCAGCATCAACTATAAACCTATAAAAAGCCGTTCCAATTGTTTCGTTAATCTTTATTGCTGTTACTACATTGCCTGCGTAACTTAAAACGCCTATGGGACTATTTGCATTATCGACAAAGTTATTTTGAACAACATTTATACCGCCTACATAATCGGGATGCGCTAATATTTCAGCTATTACCGCCGTTGGATTGCCTGTAATTGTCCACAAAGGTAAAACGCCAACAGTTCTATAAGTTGAAGTACTTGTTAATGCAACTAAGCCGATAGGGCAATAATCGGGCACTTGCTGATATGCAATACCTGTAACCCAATAACGTTGCCCTTGCGTTAATTGCTGTACGTTTATTTTGAAAATAGCTTCATTTGAAGGCGCAAATGATGCATCGACATCGTCAAGTTTACCACTAACTAATTGTTGCATTTGTACTACAATAGGTTGCCAACTTGATTCTTCTTCAATAGCATTATTATTTGTATCGCCTAATTCATTTGCAGGGTAAATGGTAGCAATGAAGTTTATTGACCCTGTGAACGTTGGGTCTTTTTCAACTTCTGCTATTATTTGGTCAGCATCGCAAATATCAATTATTTCGGTTTTAATGCCTAAAATATAATCAGCTAAATCGTAAAATTTAATGCTTAATAAATTAGGCGTTATTGCATCATTTTCGAAAACATCGACATCTAATTTTTGAACATAATCTATTTGAGTAAATTGTGTTATTCCATTTGTTGAAGTCGGCTGATTTAAACTAATAGTCCATGTTATTTCGGTCGATGTACCTGCATATTCTTCAGCTATTCTAAAGATACAATCTAAAACTAAATCGGTTGCATCATTGGTTACAATAATCATATCAGCCGTTGTAATTGGTGGCGATGCAGGTATAAAACCTTGCACTTGGTTAACTACTCCCGGCACATTTGTAAGCCTGCAAATAATGCCTGCTACACTTCTATTAAAATTACCTACTAAACCAATTGCACTTAGCGCGGTTACGTAGCTTGCTTTGTCAATTGCTAAACGGGCCTTAATACGTTGGTGCGGTGCTATTGTTAATTCGTTCCCGCTGTACTCAGTATTGTACGTGCTAATAAATCCTGTTAACGTTGGTATTGCAGGCGCTGTGTATGTAGCCGTTAATAATGGGCTTAAATGCGAAGTTACATATTCAGGATTTGCGCTATCGTGAATATTTACTACTATGTAATATTGACCGTTTATTTGTAGCTGTGAACCATCAATAGTAAATTGCACTTCAATATCATCGGGATTTGGTACATCTTCAAACCAATCCGAAGGCGAATAAATAGCGCCGTTAAGTTGACCGCTGCCAGGCGTTGCTTGCGGTATTACGGCATCAGATAATTGTAAGTCAGTAACAAAATCTGTATTGTTTAAAGCCGTGTCAACCCTAAAAAATAAAACGCGAATATCAGAAATTGCAGGGTTTGCAACTGAGCCGTTATATGCTTCGCCCCTTAATAATATTCTAACTGTATTATCTTCACCTACTGCCAACTGATTATTCGTAACAGTAAAAATAGCGTTTGGAATTGTTGTTAAATTTGGTTGTGCGCCTGTTGCTGTTGCATCGGTAAGTAGTGGCAAACTTGCAGCCGTTTGCGATGCTGAACTAATTTCAAGTGTGTTAATATATCGCATCAATAAGCTATACCCTAAATAGTCTGAATTGTACCAACGGGCATCTACAAGTATGTTTGCGAATCTTGCACCAACGGGAGTTGTTACAACCATGTCAAAACCTGCCGAATCAAAAACTTTACAGCCTAAACTTAAATTCTTTGTTTGGTTGTAAACTATTTGACCTATGTTATTAGGCAAACCTAAAGAACTTGATGCTAAAAATCTATTGACATTTGAATTAGATGAATTGCCAAATATAAAGTTAGTAGTATCATTCGTAACGTAAAATTCAAATATTACTGTGGCTACATCGTGAGGCGCTGCATTCTTTGACATCTCACAATAAATATTTTGCAACGTGGGAATAGGAACATTTAAAACAGCTTGTTGTGGCGTGGTGCTTAATGGGTTCAATGTTTCATATCCAAAATCTAAAGCGTTAATAGGATTTGATAAAACATAAAGCCCCGGGTTAAATCTTAGTTGTTTATTTAAAAAGCTATTAGCGCCCGAACTATTTATAGTAAACGTTAATCGAACTTTTATTCCTATTGCCAAGCCTTCAACGGGCACGGCGGGAATAGTCGCAGCCGTAAACGTTGCAATGTTATATAATACAGTTCCGCTGCTATCTATGCAATCTAATTGTATATTATCGTAAGTATAAGACATTAAATTAAGCCTTGAATAGTTAATGAATTATTATTTGTATCGTAAGTTATTTCAGTTATTTGAACTTGACCCTGCGAAGTTGTAACGTATTTATCAATGTCTAAAGTAGTTAGTAAATCGCAATCCGCTGAAATTGATATAGTAACTTTGCGCGTTTTTACAGATGTTAAACGTGGGTCATCGATATAAAATAGGCGTTGGTATGCGGTGTCGTAACTTTGACCGTTTATATCTACTATAGGATTTTCACGAATATGCCAACGATAATTATATAAAAATTTACCATTTGACATTGATATTAAATCAGGTATCCCATAACCTCTAACAAAATTAGAATTACTTAAATCTTGACCTACAACACTTTGAATATTTATTAGTTTTGGATATGTTAAAACTCCTTTAGATATAAACATTGCCCATTTGTTATAATCATCTTGAGCAAAAGGATAAAATGTAACATAAAAAGGTTTATCAATTGGGTTTACATCAGGAGCTGACCAATCAAATCTAAATTGCGAAGCGCCATATTGTAATTTTTTTGTAAATAAACCTGTTTGTTGCGGATTATTTGCAATATTCCAATCTATAACGCGGTCTGTCCATTTGCGTCTTACTTCATCACCTGAATTATCAACACCATCTAAACTATATTCATATTCAGCATAACTTGCAGGTCTTTCGGGTAATGACTCATAGCAAATAGATAATAATTGATTTTCTTGCAAGTTATCAGTATTAAACCATTGAACGCCTGAAAAATAATCTTTGCGCTCAATCTGTAAAACACCATTTACAACACGCCATTCAATATTAAATTCTTTTAGTGCATCTAAAAATTGAATCCCGTTTAAGTTTGGTTTATTATCTTGATATACATTTTCGCCAAAAGTTTCCCAAGGATAAGCCTTTGTGCCTGGTACAAAAGCGGCATCCATTCTTACAGTATTATGATAGAAACCTCCAGAATCAAACAATGAAGATTGATAGCCTATTTGGCAAAGTTTGCATAAGTTTTTAAATTGACTATCTAAATATGGCGTAATGTGTCTACGTTTACAGCCAAGAATTAAATTTGATAAATCAGTAAAAAGATTATTGTCATATCCTTCAAGAAGATTAAAAAGCTGAAATAAAAATAATAAAGGCGCAGTAACTAAAAAAATAAATATCCCTATAACCATTATTGCTTCTTGTGTTCCACTTGGCTTTGGGTCATTACAATAATACATCCATGGTGCAACTTTAAATTCATCAAATCCTTTAGTTGTAACATTACTATCATTATTTATAACATCCCACGGAAAATGCTCCTTCAAACACCTTATTGCCTCAGCATCTACACTATTATCTACTACAGTAACTTGCGCCTCACATGTAGGGAACGTGCACCAACGTACGGAACCGCCTTCAATTTTGCCCGTAAATAATAAACGGTCTGAGCCATCGGGATTTGTGCAGCATGTATCGTAAATCAATACTTGTATGGCTGCAATATTTGGATTTGGCGCGTTTATTATTTGTTGTCTGACATATTCGTAGGTATCGCCAACAACAGTTAATTCAGGGGCAAAACTAAACGCCGAATCGCCCGCTTCATCTTTGCGGCGAAAAACAAAACTTGCAGATTCAGTACCGTTGAAGTTATCTAAGTCCTGAGGTATCCCATCAAAAAATATTAGTAAGCCGTTCATTTAAATATTGAATATGTTAACGCGCCCAAAGATACACTAATAAACGCGTAAGTTGTTATTTTCCACACTTTTTTAAGACGCTTTTCTTTTTTGATTTGCTTTGCATAGTCATTACAAATTATGTTGCCGCGTTCATAACTTTCAATCATAGCGTCTTTTAATTTTAGCATGTCGCTTTGCATGTTATATTGTACTTTCATGGCTGAAATAACCATTTCTGCATTATATAATATACTGTCGCATGTTTCAAGTTTGCCAGCGTATTTCTTATATGTTTCTAAGCTATCAAAACGTGCGGCGATAAATTCAGCATAGTCGCGGCTAATTAAAAAACCATTATCGACCTTTGTAATTTGACAGGAGGCGGCCAATGAGCAAAGTGTCAGTAACGTTGCTATAATTAACACTCGGTATTTGAATAATCTTAATTCTGTGTAAGTCATATCTAAAGTGTTTTATTTGTTTGTCTAATGCTGATTGCATCGTATCTATATGCGCTTGCAGGCTATCCGATTTTGTCACAAATTTAGCATATATTTGTGACAAACTGTCACGGGTTCGCTGTTCATTTTTTTGTATCTGTTTTTGCAGCTTGTTGCTGTTATCAATTGTAATGTATAGCAGTACAGATATTAGCACTATTACAACACCTATTAAGTATTTCATTTCTTAACTGTATTTAAAGCGATTGCCACCGCTTGTTCTTGTGGGTAGCCTTCAGCAACTAACTGCTTAATAACTTTTGAAATGCATTTGTTATCGCCTGGGATACATTTTTTAATTGGCATAATTTATAATGTTTAAATGTTTATACAAAAGCATGTCATTTTGACCAATTTTTTGAAAAGTTTTTACGCGCTTGTCTTTGTTCTACAATTCTAAATATACCGTTTGCGTTGGCACTTACTGTTGTACGTGGCATGTATTTTGGCAGTTCAGTTAAAACATTTTCGATACGTTCCAATCTGTTTTCTAAGCCGCCGTAAGTTTGCGCAACATTTACAAAGATAGACTTTTGCCCTAATTCAGAACTAAGTGAAACGTTATCGCCAAATGCACCTAAAGCGCTTTTAATACCGCCCTGCTGATATGCTTTAGAAAATGTATTCAGAACATCGGCAGGGATTCTGTTATTGTGTACAGCGCTAAGAACATCCCAATATTTATTATTCGTATCGGTTGTAATAACGCGTTCACCTTCGTTAAGCATTGCAGGGATTGTGTCGCGCCCTGCTTTGTTTTGTCCGCGTTCTAAGTATTCAACACCATGAAAAAACGCGTTGCCAGCTGCTACACGGGCTTGTGCTAAACCTGCAATAAGCGATGCTAAAGTAAGTGCAATAGTAAATGCAGATGCAACACCACCACCTTCAGCAGCTGCCTTTGAAATAGCAATTGCCGCATTAATAGCTATTTGTACTTGTCCTAATGTTTTTTCGCGTTCAACAGCGCGCGCCCGTTCAGCTTCCAATTTTTCTAAACGTTCCTTTTCAATTTCTAATTGCCTTGCGTTGTAATTTTCACTATTAGAACGTATTTCATCCAATGCCGATTTGCTTTTATCTATTGCCTTGTCAAGCCCTGCAATATATGCCTGCACTTGCGCGTTAAGAACATTAAACACATTATCGGACACGCCTTGGATTAGTTGTGCCGATTGGTCTATAAGTTCTTTTTGCTTGTCAAGCATTGCCTTATCATCTTCTTCTTTTTGCTTTTGTTCAGCTTTAGTGCGGTCTGCATTTTGCTTTGCGCCATCGGTATTGATTTTGTTTAACTCAATGACTTGCAATTTAGCCTGTTCAATCTGTTTGTTTAATTCCGCTTCGGCTGCTTTGTCATTTGAATTTGTAGCAACTAACTTTAAAGATTCTAATAGCTTAATCCTATCATTTAGAATTTGAATATTAGCCTTCTTTTCAATTTCTTTTCGTGCATTGTTATAGCCTTCGTCAATATCTTCAAAAGCCTTTGCAAGTTGTTCCTGGTCGCTAATATTTTGAGCGGCATAAATCAATTTATCATTTCGTTCTGTTTCAAGCGCTGCCAACTGTTTAGCCAAATTAGCTTCATTGTTATTTTCAATCAAATCTGATTCAGCCTTCAAAGCATCGTTCAATTCTTTTAGCTTTTGAATTAAATCTTCTTTTGTTGGGCCTATAATTGCATCTTTGTTTTTTTCTTTTTTTTCTTTTAAATTTTCGTAGTATTTATCGAATAGCTTTTCCCTTTCTTCTAAGCCTTCCAATTGCATAATTTTTAGTTCGGTATCATCAAGTTCTAATTCTTTTGCATACTTCTGTCTTAGAATTAACAATTGGTCGATTAGATTAGCTTCGGCTTCTACACGCTCAATGCTACCTTCTTGTGTTCTTAAAATTTCAAGTTTTAATCTGTTTGTTTCATCTTCAATTGCTTTATTCGCAGCGTCAAGTGCTTTTTTACGTTGGTCCTGTCTGTTTTTTTCTGCTATATCATTAAGGCGTTTGTTTTTTTCCTTTTGAATAACCTGTTCACGTAAATCTTGTTCTTGAAATATTTTTTGTTCAGCTGCAAATGATTTTTGTACTAAATCTTCTAAATTTCTAATTCTAATTGCTGCATCAGAGCTACTTGTTAAAGCAAATTCAGCTTGAGCTTGTGCTAAATCTTTTTGAATTTCAATTCTTCTTTTATTTGATTCAGCTATTCTTTCACTAATTTCATTATACAACTTTTGTGTTTGCAATTCAGCAGATTCAATAATACCTTGTGAAGTATCACCTAATAACTGTACACGTGCATCAGCTAAAGCAAATTCTATTTCTCTAATTTTATCCGCGCGTTCTTGTTCTATTCTTACAATTTCATTAGAAGTTTCTTCATATGTTTTTGTTAATTCGCGCCTTCTTTTTTCTTCTTCATCTGTAAGTTTGCCGCGGTTACTTTCAATAGCATTTAGCTTTTCAAGTTCAACTTCTGCTATACCTATACGTTCTGATAAGCTTAATGTAGTATCATTTAACCTTTCCATGTTATCGGCTGTGTTGTCAGTCGATGTAAACAAATTACTAAAAAATTCTATAATAGGCCCTGCAAAACTAAGTATAAAACCAAATGGAATTGCAGCCGATAAAGCCCTAAACGCAAATGTCAAGGTCGAAGTGACGCGGCGCATTTGACCTATTGCACGTGTTCCAGATAATAGCGTTTGACCTAATCCCCTTTGCTGTGTTGCCGCCTGTCCTGTACTTACTGCTATCTGTTTATTTGTAGTATCTAATTGCCTGCCAACTGTTACACCTGTTTTAGATTCGGCGTTAACTTGTTTTTGTGTATTTACTAAAACGTTACGCTTTTGGTTTAATTGTTCAACGCCTTTAGCCTCAGTTCCTAAAACGTTAACTAAGTTCGCTTGTGCTTCTTCAAGTTCATCGGCAACATCAACGCCCTCAGCCATAGCTGTATTTAGTTGGTCGATACTTGCAATAGCTGAATTTATTTCAGTTTGAAACTGTGAACTATTAAATTCTAAACTATAAACATCTTTAATTTCTGCCATTACTTTTTTATATTTTTTTGAGCCTGTTCTGCCCTATCATTATCTTTTAATATTTGTTCAAGTGCCGCGTAATAATCACGAATAACCCAAAACCTAACATTTGCCATTTGTACCGGGTCGCCCTTAGTTATTATATAATCATTTTCGCGGTTTTGTTCTTTTAGTTTTTGTAAAGCGTGTTGGTATGTTTGCGGTTTTTTAATCGGTTTTGCTTTAGGGTCTATCTTGTTTAGCCTTGGAAAATTTAAACGTTTGAAGCGCTCGAACCTTTCAAGATTTGTTCTATACTGTTCAAAAAAAAAGCGCGCAGTTCATCATCTTTTTTTATTGCATCCATTTTGCGCTGTTGTGTTTCTGAATTTATTATGTATGGGTTTTCATTATCGATATAGAAAAAATACAAACCAGCTTCTAATAGTAGGTCATCAATCTTAACACTTTTAAGCCTATAAATAATATCATTTAATTGGTCTTTAGACTTAGTGTGAAATTCCTTTAGCTTTTCGCGTGTCATATTTTGCCAGGGCATATCCTCAACCGTTTCTAAAATGCCTGATAGTTTTTCAACTACTTCGTTTTTATGAATACCGTAATCAATAGCGGTCATGGCTTCCTCAATCCTTTGCGCACGTTCACGCGTTAAATTTGCAGGGTTTTTAAGAATATAGAAGTTATTACCTTGGCGGTCTGTAAATACCCTTGTTAACTCAATACGCTGTTTTGTTGTTTCGGGAATGTAGGTTTTAAGCCACTTTGAATAGTTCTTTTCGTTTTGTTCTGCTCTGTTTCGCTTTCTGAAAATCATGTGTTTAGTATTTAGCTGTAAAGATATT